ACTGCAACTGATGTTCAAATCGTAACTGACGGTGTAGATAAATTTACAGGTGCAGCTATGATCGCAGTGGATGATGGAGCTAAAAAAGCTTTCTTCCCTTCTACAGATAATGATGTTCTTTCTATGAATGGAACAACTACAGGTGGGATCGTTGGATCTGTAATTCAAGTTACAGCGTTAGAAACTGCTCAATACTTGGTACACAATACTTTGATCTTAGGATCAGGAACTATTGTTACACCATTTAGCGATACGTAATAGATAATTAATTTGTGTGAGTCTTTGGACTCACACAAGTTTTAAGGAGAATTAAATATGAGATCAGATGTAAAAGCGATTCAAATAACAGCGACAGGTCAAGTGTTTGGTGGAAGAACAAGACTAAGAGGAATTATTCTTTCTAACACAACAACTACTACTGATACAGGATCAATAACTTTACAAGATATCGACGGAACTCAATTCACTGCAGAGGTTCCTCCAGGAGATGTTTTTACTTTTAACATGCCTGAAGATGGAATTTTATTTAAATCTGGAATGACTTGTAGTGCTATTACTAGTGCTAAATCAACCGTGTTAATAGATAAGTAAGGATAAAAATGGATTCAGATCAGAAGACATTAAACATGACAACAGTAGGAGCTAACACTCTTGCAAGAGCAGGTAGAGCTAGAATTACTTCTATTCAGGGATTAGGTATAGCATCATCTACAATTATTTTTTATGATTCAGCAGATGCAAGTACGCCAGGAACAGCAGTAGCTACTTATAAATATGGAACTGAAGGATTAGAAGTTTACGTTCCAGGTTCAGGTATTAAATTTGAAAATGGTATTGTTTATAATTTAGCAGGAGCAGGTGGAAGCATTACAGTAACTATAACAGGAGCTTAATGGCAACTTCAGGAACTACAGTCTTTGAAAAAAATTTTGCTATCGATGATATAATCACCGAAGCTTATGAAAGATTAGGACGTTTTGATTATTCAGGTAATGATATAAAATCTGCAAGACGTTCTTTAAATATTATGTTTCAAGAATGGGCAAACAGAGGTTTGCATTTTTGGGAAGTTGGAAATAATGATATCACATTAGTTAATGGTCAAGCTGTCTATACAATGTATAGATCAACGTCTGATGGAACTTCAGATGCAACAGCAGTTTATGGTGTTGATGATATATTAGAAGCTGTTTATAGAAATTCTTCTTCAACTGATTTTCCATTAACAAAAATAAATAGATCTGCATATCAAGGTCTTTCAAATAAAACAAATACAGGAACTCCTACACAATATTTTGTACAAAGATTTATTGATAAAGTAACTATTACTTTATACTTAACTCCAGGTGCCTCTGAAGCCGGAAACAAACTTAATTATTATTATGTAAAAAGAATTCAAGATGCAGGAGCTTACACTAATGAAGCTGATGTACCTTACAGATTTGTACCATGTATGTGTGCAGGTTTAGCTTATTACCTTTCACAAAAAGTAAAACCAGAACTTACACAACAAATGAAATTATTATATGAAGATGAATTAAAAAGAGCATTAGAAGAAGATGGTTCACCTTCAAGTTCTTTTATAACTCCAAAAACTTATTATCCAAATGTCTAATTTATCTAGAGGAAAATACGCACAATTTATATCTGATCGTTCTGGTCAAGCATTTCCATATACGGAAATGGTTATTGAATGGAATGGTGCGCGTGTGCATACATCAGAGTTTGAAGCAAAACATCCACAACTAGAACCAAAACCAACTACTGCAGATGGACAAGGTTTAAGAAATGCAAGACCACAAACTTTTACACTTGCTTCTGGTGGCGGTGGTGGAATAGCTGTAGATTTAACTTTACCTGCACCATTTGCTTATAGAACTGAATCAAATAGTATGGTACCAGATAATGGAAGTGAAATTAATGTAAAAAGAGAAGCACAAATTAATTTAGGAATAGTAACGGTAACAACATAATGACATACGCAGAATTAGTACAAAAAATTAGAGATTACACAGAAGTTAGTTCAAATGTTTTAACTGACTCTATTACAAATGATATTATTCGAGATGCAGAATTAAGAATAATGAGAGATGTAGATGTTGATGCAAATAAAAGATATGCAACAGCTCAAGTAATTTCAGGAACAAGGTTTATTGATACACCACAAAATACTTTAGTTATTAGATCAGCTCAAATTGTAGATTCTGATGGAACAAGCAATCCAGATAATAGAGAATTTTTAGAGTGGAGAGATTCTAGTTTTATGTCTGAATTTAATCCTACTAATGCTCAAGGTGTTCCAAAATACTACAGTTGGTGGGATAATGACACAATAGTATTGGCCCCAACTCCAGATGCTACTTACACAATTCAGTTAAATTATATCTTGAAACCAGAGACTTTATCTAGTACAAATACACAAACATATATTAGCCAACAATTTCCCAATGGTTTATTATATGCATGCTTAGTTGAAGCATTTTCATTCTTAAAGGGGCCAAATGATCTCTTGCAATTATACGAAGGAAAGTATAAACAAGTATTAGAAGGCTTCTCTATAGAACAAATGGGAAGACGAAGACGTGATGAATATCAAAGTGGTGTTCCTCGTGTCGGTGGTAAATAATAATAAGGAGAAAAAACTATGGCTATTACACAAGCAATTGCAAATTCTTTCAAAAAAGAATTATTGGAAGGTGAGCATAATTTTGGTACTGGTGATGACAAGTTTAAGATCGCTCTTTATACTTCTTCAGCTACTCTAAACTCAGCAACAACTTCATTCACAACTGGAAACGAAGTTTCAAATACAGGTCAGTACACTTCTGGTGGCGGGTTACTTGTAAACAATGGAACTTCTATAACAGCCGGTGTCGCAAGAGTTGACTTCGCAGACAGATCTTTTACTGGAGTGACGTTAACTGCTAGAGGAGCTTTAATCTATAACACTTCTGCAACTGCAACTAATGCAGCTGTATGTGCTTTAGATTTTGGAGCAGATAAAACAGCGACAGCAGGTGTTTTCACAATTCAGTTTCCAGCAGCTACATCAACAGCAGCGATTTTAAGAATCTCTGGTTAGTACATAGGAGTTAAAATCCTATGGCATCAGGAACTTGGAATACAGGCTTTTGGGGCCAAAACCAATGGAACGATTTAGCTAATCCTACGTTTACATTAACGGGGGTAAGTCTATCTGGTGTCCTTGGTACAACTACTGAAGCTGCCGGTGAAATAAATACAGGTTGGGGACGTATTGAATGGGGTATTAATGCCTGGGGTGAATTTGGTACTGCACTTCCAACAGGGGTTTCTGCATCTTTTAATATAGGAACTATAGCTGTACAAATTGATGTCACTGCAACAAATTCTACAAACAATAATCAAACAATAACTGGTGCATTAGGTGCTCCTGTCATTGATATTCAATCAAAAGTATTTCCAACTGGAATAGAAATTTCTAGTACATTAGGAATAGCTGACGCTGGTCCTGATGCGATGGCTACAGGTAATCAAGCAACAGCTTCTGTAGGAAGTGTTGAAGCTTATAACTTAGAAGGTTGGGGACGATACTTCTATGGTCAATTTGAATGGGGTGCTACCGGTGAATGGGAAAGTGTAGAATTAACAGGTATAGCATTATCAGCAAATTTAGGTAATGAAACAATCACAGGTAACGCAAATGTAACTGCTAATACCTTAAACGTAGCTCAAGTAACAATAGCAAATGTAGATCCAGCTCCAGATGCTGAAGTAACAGGTAATTTCATGATTGGTTCTTTAGGCCAATTAGGAATGCAAGGAGATGTTCCACAAGACGTAACAGGTATTGCAATGTCTGCAGGTTTAGGAAGTGTTGTAGCAGTTCCAGCACAAGAAGTAGACGTTACAGGATTGCCTGCTCTTGCTAGAGTAGCTTCTGTTACAGCTATTGTTGATGTTAATGCAACTTTCAATGGTTTTGGGTTGACTACAACAGTAGGAAATGGTAGTGCTTTAATCTGGAACGAAGTAAACACGGGTACAGCGCCGATAGATCCTCCAGGATGGCAAGAAGTAGCTGCATAATGAGTTTGACACAAACTCAATTTTTTAGTAAAGTAAACGC